ATCATTTGCAAATGAACCGCTGATGTCTGAAGCAATTTGAGCAGAAGAACTTAATGCACCATTGAAAATACCTGTAAAACTTTGTGCAGCTATACTATCGCCAGATGTCATTGAACCAGTAACTCTTACTGGTCCTATTAACTCTGTAGAACCACTTACTCCAAACGAACCTGTAAAAGGTTTATCAAATAGGTTTACCTGTTTTGACTTAATTCTTGCCATTTATCTCTCTTTGTATCCCACCACTTTTGTACACCATAGGATATTTTTTTCTTATGTTCAATAGTCTTTGGCTTTTTCATTTTTTCGATTGTCTCTAAGGTAATCTTTCTGTCTTGGTGAGCGCATGATTTACATACACTATTATTACCAACTGCTCTGTCAAAACTATCTTTTCTTGTGTAAGTCAACATCTTACTGCAAGAAGGACATTTACGATTTTTACGATCTGGCCAACTGCGTTTTCTCATAGTAATAAATATAAAGAAATGGTAAAACCAATGTGGAATCCATATATAATTATGAATTAAATTTTCCCATAGCGACTATTTCATCATCGAAATCAAAACCATAACCTTGAGCGTTCAATGAACTATCAACAGAAAGCACCATAATTGAACCGCTTTGTGTTATCGTTAACGCATCGGGTTCCATATTCAAACCATTTTGAAAAACAAAAAAGTCTTTTATAGATGGTGGATCAAAACCAAAAGGAGCAGAAGCTGTAAATGCATTGAAATGTGTTTCTGTTTGACTATTTACAACTCCTTTGTGAACAAAGTTTTTTCTAACATAAGGTGGTGTTTCATCCATACCATCATAAAACTTTTTTGCAGCAAATTCTGTTACTACTGCAGTTTGGCTATTACCAGTTAATCCTGCATCATTGCTTATTTCTGTAAAAGAAGATGTTGTTTTATTAAGAAAGTGAACTGAGTTTGGCTTTACAGAACCTGTAAAATTTTGTATATCTAAAGAGTCATTTCCAAACTTAGTGCTACCACTTTCTTCTATTCTAGAACTTGATTGTTCACCAAAAGAAAAGTTTTCTGCAATTAAGCCTTGCCTTACAAATATATTCTGAGCTGAAAAGTCTTGACTAACTTCTAAACTACCTGTAACAGCACCAGAGCCTGATATTAAATGATCACCAATGACGATACCGCCTGGTCCTCCAATTGACATACTCGGAAATCCACTAACAGAATTAAATGTAGTATCAGCATCAGTAGATACATTCTGACCAATACTTAAAACCAAATTGGTATTATCGCTACCATCCATTTGAATGGTATCTAATTGTTCTTCATTTAAGCTGGCTGTTATACCAGCTCCAATTTCTAATGTCAATGGATTATTAAATTTAACTGTAGACATTTCGATTAACTATCAAATTTACCGAAACCAAATATTTCATCATCGTTTTCTAATTCATATCCAATAGATCCGGTATCTACTAACAAATGAATGGTATTGGAATTCATCTGTTTAAGTTCTATAGCATCGTGTTCCATATACTGACCATTTATAAAGAATATAAAGTCCTGTTCAGTAGTAGCAGTACTACCTGATGGAGCAGAAGCGGTAACAGCGGTAAAACTAGCTGTTGATGTTCCTGTTATTGAAGATGCTACTTTAAAAAAGTTTTTTCTTAGATAAGTAAGTAATGCAACGTTAGCGGTAAATGCTGAGCCTGTAAAGTTAGCCAAAGCAAATTCAGTTACTAAAGCATTTGGACTTTCATCTGTTAAACTCATATCATTAGAAACTTCGGTTACTGAATGTCCACCCATTTCCAAAGATCCTGTTATTTTTACGCTACCTGTAAATTGATGAATGTCATCTAAAGTATCACCAAATCTGGTAGAACCACTGGCAAAAATTATAGATGATGTTACAAATTCAGTATGGAATTGTCTAGCAGTTAATGTTCCGTGAACAACCGCATTTCCTAAAACTGTCATATCTTCTGTAATATCCCAAGATCCTGTAACTCCTAAACTACCGCTTACGCCATTGTGAAACCAAGTCGTAGGATTACCAAAAACCAATTGATTTGATGCCATAGAATTAAATTGAACATTTGCAGTAGGGCTTACATCTTGACCTATCGATATTGTTTTTGTAACAGGAGCCGAGCCATCAAAGAAATCGCCAGCACCTTCTCCACTCATTGTCACACCCCTTCCTCCAAATATACCGATTGGATTTGTTACTGATATAGATGTTACAGGATTTATAGTTGGTGTTAACTTCAATCCTTCTTTCTTTTCTAATTCATCGGGAGAATATGTAGTATCAATATTAAAAACAACTCTTTTCGGAGTAAATTCTTTTTCAGTTACTACTTTCTCACCGAACTCTTCAGGTAAAAGATAACCATTTAGAGTTACGCTAAAAGTTGTTTTTATAATTCTTTCTTGATTTACATTTATTTCGCTAGCATCAGTATAGTTATCTATTTGTGTTCTAAATTTATACTTACCATCCTGCCCCCAATAAGAACCTTCAGAGTAAATTATTTGTTCTACTATTTTGTTCATCTGTTCTACATAAGATGTCCAAACTATAAAGTCATAACTTAGTCTTACATAATCGGGCACAGCAACTTTATAAAGTTCTCTCGACTGATTTAAGCCTTGTTGCACAGAAAACTTATCATATCTATTTTGAGTCGTATACTTTTTTTGAAAACTATAAAATAGTTTTGGATCTTTTGGGTTCATTTTATCAGCTGATAAATCTGAATCTTTTTCTATAGAAGTTCTTTTAAATACGATGAGCGGTATTATCAACTGCTGTTTATTATCATACAGAAACCCTCTCTTTTGAGCCTGAGCCCACCGTTCAGGACTTCCATATAAAGTAGGAACTTTTACAATTGTTCCATTTTCTTTTACCTTTGGTTTTATAATATTATCAAAATAGAATTGAATTGCAGAATCTATATCCATCAATCCTATTGATATATTCTTTGTCGTATCTGTATTTCTAGATCTTTCTAATCCACGATTTATTACAGGTGTTCTCCTTGACCTAGGCAATGGTTTTGAACGAGCCATTAAATACTCCTAACTTCTTCTATTTGTATTGAACTTTTCCTTACTAAAAATGTATTAGCTACAACCGAATAATTTTGATCAAACATGCCGCCAACTAACTGATTCTCATTTACAGAACCAACTTCAAAGTAAGCGTAGTTCCAATTAATTAAATCTCCTATCTCTAATACCATTTCAGAATCGATAAATGATTGTCTTAAAAATGAAAATGTTGCCGTTTGATTATTGTTAACTCCAAATTCATCTTCATTGAAATCAAAATCTTCAGCTGCTATTAAACAAGCCATCTCAACTCCATTGAGATAAGACTTTCTACCACCTTCGCTTTCACCATATAAATTTAGTCTTGACTCTTGCAAAAAAGGTTTGTATATTACTACTGTCTGATTGATGATTCCATCTTTATTATTCTTCTTATCACCCACTAATTCCTTAGTGACTCTAGTGATCAAATCTATATCTTTTTGTGGTAAAAAACGACCGGCCATTTTCTTATCCTATGTAAATTGGATATGGAACTTTCTGTAGCTTTTCTTGTAAATATTCAGCCTCATCTTTGTCAGCTTCTAACAGAGCTTTTCTACTCGTCTGTTCTAACATCTCTCTAAGCTGAGTCATAAGAAACTCTTTTTCTGCGACAGCTTCATTTCTCAATGTATCTCCATCCAATGTTGTTTCTGCATTTGGTATTGGAAGTGAAGCATATTTACTTCTTATACTTCCTAATAATTCTTTACAGAGAGCTAAAGCATACTTCTTTATCCATTGTTTTCCAACATCATTTATGAACTTAAATTGCATATTATCATAAGGAGCATTTGAGAAATCAGATACCACACCTGTAGAAGTTCCTTGTGCAGTATTGTTTCTATCATCCTTTACTAAGTACTTAAAGTGTAACTTATAGTTGCTTGTAGGATTAGGAAATATAGTTAATTTATTATTAACCAACTCAAATGAGTATGCAGATTTTCTAATCTGGTCGTTAAATTCTATTGCCTGCACCTTCAGTATATCAGCATAGATTGGCATCATCATAAACTGAACTGCAGGTGAGTAGTTACCCCAACCAAAGCTATCCAACATATTATAAGAACCATCTCCTGTACCAGCATAGGGATCAAAGTATCGAGTAATTGCTGGTGTCCCTTCGTAAAATACTTTTCTAACTTCTATTGCTTTTCCGCTCTCAGATACATTAGCCCACAAAGCAGTTAAATCATATGTTTGTGAACCACTAACTATATCTATAGAGCCGCTCTTAAAATCTATTGTTCCACCCACTCCTGCTTCTGTTCCATATTGTTCAGCTAATTGAACTGTTCTACCAAATGTAGGTGTAACTTTTGTATGTGTTATATTTGAACCTGTTGATTGTCCCTGCAGTGCCAACATATTATCTTTTATGTTAAATTGATTTATCTGTGCTGAATATTCTGTAATAGCTTCTTCATAACAAGCATAGAATTGTTGTTCTTGCATCTCTACAGCAACTATCGGATATCCTAATCTTTTAGCAGCCCAATCTGCAAACTTATCTACTGAATGAGCACCAGTTGTAAAGTGTGCATCAGTATCGTAAAATCCATATGGAGTTTCACCGGCTGAAAATGAACTACTACCTGGCCAAATTGCTTCCATTATATTCTCCTAAAAAAGATGTATTAACTCAATAATAAATATATAAGAAACAAAAAAAGGGGAAGTAAACACTTCCCCTTTTTAAGTAATAAGATTAATTGATATTCAATTAAACTTGATCGATGTCTGCAACAATGACTTTTCCATAGAATTCTGGACGAACCATCTTCTTAGCATAACGAGTCATCACACCTTTACGTGGAGTAAAGTTCTGAGGATCGTATACTAATGGAGTCATAATCATCGGTACATATGGAGCATATACAGCACCAGTTTCTAAGAAATTACTTCCTCTGAAACCAACAAGTATATCGTTGTTTAGCATATAAGGGTTCTTATAAACAGTATATCTGTTATTGATTGAACCAACAGCTTCAACACCCATAGCATAGGTTTTGCCAGAAGCATCACCTGTATTAGCAACATATCCACTTACAGATTCTAAGATTGTAGCAGTTTCAGGTGAAACAACAACAAAATTAGCACCACCACGTAGTGTTTTCTGATGGATAGCATTAGATACAGATTGTATCTTAATACCTAATGTTTGATACCAAGAAGACTTAGTGTAAGCATTAGATGCACCACTTATTTCAGACCAAGCTGGAGCGCCTGTTCCACTTCCATCATACTCAAATCCAACTTTAGCTGACCAGTAAGCAGTCTTAGCTGAAGCATTTAGTTTCAACATATCAAGGATTTCTAAATCGATTTCCATTGCGATGTATTCACTTAACATTGCTGTTAACTCAGCTTCTGCATCTACAGAGTGATAAGCGTTAAGGTCTTGAGCAAGCTCAGGAGTCCATACAGCTTTCAACTTACGAGTCTTAGCAACGATAGCTTCACTCTTCAACTGAATGTCGATTTCAGGAATCTGAAGATCATCATTTGAAGAAGGACCAGGTGACGCGAATGAGCTTTGCTCAAAGTCACCACGATTTTCAGCTACAGGAGCTTCGTGATACTTAACAGATGCTGTTGCATGAGCAGCAGAAGATGTAGCAGCAAAAAATACTATATTACTTCCATCTACTTTACTGTAATGAGGATAGTTTTCAGAAATACCACCACTTACCAACTCAAAAGCTTTCACACCTTCTAAATCAGGTCTTGTTAAGTAAGACTGTGCAACTGTGAACTTTTTAATCTTACCAGCAGATAGTGAAGCACTCAAAGCTGGTTCAAATTCTAAGTCTTTCCAAACTGCAGCACTTACTGTTAATCCAGCACTACCTGATAAAGAAACAGTATCTTTATCGTTTATTGAATATCCAGATTTACCGGCTCCGTACAAACCACCGCTTGCATCACCACTTCCAGAAGTATTTCCGAAAATATCAGAATTCTGTTCATGATTAGCTTGATTTGCTGAACCGTATTTAAAATCTAGAAAGAAAATAAGACCAGAAGGTAGGTTCATCGGCTGTACACTAACAAACTCTTGTGCTGATAATTCACCAAAGATTCTACGAACCAATGGTAAAGCAACACCAGACCATTCTTCTTTAGATCCGCCAGTTCCTGTTGAAGAAGCTTCCTTAATCAACTGTGTAGCCTGGTTTTCTAAAAGAACAGCCATTCCTGTTTTCTTAGTGGAATCATCGATGCCATCTAACAATCCGGTTGGCTCCCATTTGTCAACTAGTTTCCTAGTTTGCTTAAGGAGCTCCTGATGAGGGTTATGACCCGTCATCACTTGATCGAGATTATCGAAATTTGACATTATTTGTCTCCCAATTAAATTAGGTTAGCTAACTTCTTAAACCTATCTCTCAACTCTGTGCTTTCGGTTATTACCTCTTTGCTTTCAGATTTGGTAGACGCAACTGGTTTGGAAGCAGCTCCCTTAGATTCATTAATATTGTTTCTAGCAGCACCAAAAGATTCGCCAAGTGTAGAGTAAACTAACTTAACTTCTCTTAGGTTTCCTGCTCTATCGAATTGCTCAACGACTTTCATCTTCTGTTCATTGTTCAAACCATACTTACGGAATAGTTTGTTTGTGAATAAAAGTTTAGCATTTAGCAAGTTAACTTCATTTAGCTTTCCACGAAGTGTTTCGATAACGGAACGATGTTCTTCGAGATCGGACTTAAGTTGTGAAACTTCATCCATCTTCTCTTCTTCATCTTCTTCTTCAGAAAGAGCTTTCAATACTTCGTCAAGATCGATATCTTCATCCATATCTTCTTCTTTCTCTTCCTTTAGTTTTCCCTTACCTGGATCTTCTTCGTCGCTAGAACTAGCCATAGAGACTTTGTTATCACCAGCACCGATTCCTGAAGATTTAGACTGTTCTTCCATATCTTCTTTATCTTCGCCTTCCTCAAGTTCCTCTTCGAGTTCTTTGATTACAGCTTCAAGATCGAGATCTGCATCTTCATCCATATCTTCTTTTTCTTCTTCCTCAAGATTCTCATCCATATCTTCATCTTCTTCTTCGGCAACTACTGGAGCATACTTAACACCATCGATTTCAATTATGCCTTCATCCATATCCTCTTCCTCTTCTTCATCCATTTCCTTAGAATGTTCATCAGAAGGATCTTCATCACCAGCTTTCATCATAGATCTTTCTTCCATATCATCCTCATCGGCACGTTCTTCCATTTCGTCATCTTCACGCTCTTCCATTTTATCATCTTCATCTTCCATTTCCATTTGGATTTTTTGAGATAGCATGTTTTGAAGTTTAGGTGTGAAAGCCTCTTGTAGAGCTAACTTTGCATTTTCTAAAGCTGTTTCACGAACTGCTTTAGCGTCGGCAATCGCTTCTTTTAAGAGATCATCCATTATTATTCTCCTATTTAGGATTTAGTATAGTTATTGGGAACTATAATAGAAATATTACATTCGATTACACCGTATGTGATAGGAACGGTGTATTTATTTTAGATATATATAAATATAAAGAATTAAAACTTTTTACCCTTTTTGCGTGAATCTTCTTCTAAAAGCTTAACTTTTTTCCAATAATTACGGGCTTTTGCTTTGTTTTTCATTTCTTTTCTTATCATTGAGGGTTTTTTGTAGTGTTCCCTTTCACGAAGTTCATACATTAGATTTGAATCTTTAATCTTTCTTTTGAATATACTGATAGCTTTTTCGTAATTATTGTTTTTTACGACAACCTTTATTCCCATATTTACCTCTATTTTTTTATTTCGTTTTTAGCTTTATAGTTTCTGTCCACATAATTAAAGAAATCTTTTTTGTCATCATCTGACATATCGCCGATATCTTTTACATTAAATTTTTTCATAGCTTTTTTAAAGAATGCTTTGTAATCATCTTCTTCTCTGAACATCATTTTATCAGCCTCATCCATATCATCTCTCATATCCCTATCGTTATCATCATGACCTCTTACATGCTTTTCATTTATAGAATAATACCTACTTAGTATATGCCCCATATCCTCATACAATCCGCTCATTCTTTCCTGTAGTGAATTAGCCTCACCAGCTACCTTACTGAACTGTTTTGATAATGCTGTTAGTTCTTTCATATTACGGCTAACTGTAACTTTGTCGAACATATCATCTGTTTCAGAAAGTGTATGTTGTCTCGCACCTTCGGCTATTTTAGATAGTGTTTCTGCAACTTCTTTTAAATTTCCCTTTCCATAGATTTGCTCACCTAAAGAATTGTAGTTTCCTATAGAATCAACTAATTCTTTAACATTAATCTGTGGAGTATCATCCTCTTCTTTTAACCAAGGATTATGAGAAACAACACCACCAGCTACTCTCATTTCTTTTAATAAATCTTTTAATTTTATGTTAGCCATTTTTATTCTCCTTAGATATAAATATATCTATTTTACAAATTTCATAGCAATACTTTGCATTTTTAGTATTGGCAGTTTTGAAAATTTCTTTTTATTCGATGTATTAATAGCATCGTAAACCTTTGTTATAGCAGAAGCTGTGTAAGTATCTACTTTCATTTTCTTACCCGATACAGGATCTTTTACAGAGGAATATCCATTTTTCAATACATCTCTCATCTGTTTTATCACATCGGGATCCTTAGCCTCATTAACATCATACTTTTTCTTCTTTCTCAACAGATGTGGTCCTGCAGGTTCTTTACCAAGCTTTCCATCCACACCATATCCACAGGTTCCTTCATTCATATACTGTTTAGCTTTTATAGAAAACTCTAACCAATGATCCTTATAGATTTTCATCAGCTTCAATGCTTGTTGTCTATCTTTTTTTCCAATACTTTTTATCTTATCCTTAAGCATCCTATCTATTGAAGGGATGAATTTCTTAACGAGCTGTTCCAATTCTGCTGATTCATTTACAGATTCACCCATAGCTTGAAGCCCTACTAATACCACAGCTTTATTTCTCGGAGTTGAGTTTCTGTATTTTTTTGCAACATAATCATAATTCTTCTTAATCATCTCAGCCGCATCTTTCTCACTATTTCCATATTTCAAAAGAAGTTTGTATATCTTCTTCATTTCAGGATTTATTTTTTCACTCACACTTTCTTTCTTAGAAAACTTATCTTTAATTCTTTGCCACATACTCTTAGCTTTTTTATGTGCTGAAGGATCTTTTTTAGCATAGGAAGATTGACGAGCAGTATTTACCGATACCTTACTTCCAGCTCTGTTCTGAACAACCATACGTTGAGCGGCTGCAATAGCAGCTGGGTTCTCATTTAGTTTTGATTCCATAGTTCCGTGTTTATCAATATATTTTTTCAAATCTTTCATATCAGAAAAAGTCTTTCGTAATGCTGGAACAATAAGTGAAAGTCCATTCTTACGTTTCTGTCTTTTGTAATCATAACCTTTATACTTGGCTTCTGTAGTCATTTTCTTTAATAACTTTTGTTGAAATTTTTTCTTCTTCTTAGGATCTTCAAAACCAATACCGCCGGTTAATACACTAGTCAATATATCTAAAGCCTTTTTAGAACCGTGGTCTTTAACTAAATCTTTGAATGCATCTTTAATAGACATTTCTTGCTCATTCATAGATTCCTTTTTCAACCTACTCTTTTCAGCTCTTCCTCTGTTTTTAGATTGTGACTCAAATCCCACTATCTTTCCCCCTTTGTGTGATGCGTCTTTACCATCACCATTTCCATAAGTACCTTTTTGTCTATTGTACTTATTTAATTCTGCTCTGTACTTCTTCATCTTTGGAGATGATTGAAATTTTCTGTACTCTGCTTTGTAATCTCTTTTTTCGTGTAATCCAGCTTTAGCACCCTTTTTAATCATCTTTTTAAATCCACTTGGATCTTTTTTCATCATTTTTATCACACCATCTATTCCTTGAGGACTTAAGAAAATAAACTTTGATATGAGTTTTAATTCTTTTTCATTAGCCCACGGAAAATCTTTACCAACATCCTCAGTTACTTTCTTTGGTAATTCATCATGCTTTGTTTTAGCATACTTTCTTACCGATTTATCACTCATTGACTTCGCAGCTTTTTTTACAGCATTACTAACCTTACTTGCGGGCACATCACCTTTTTTAAAAGCATGAACCAAACCCATAAACTTCTGTTGTTGTTTAGATTTAGAAGGCATTGTAAATATCTTTGTAATTACTATACTTTCTTTCTGCTCCGCTCATCAACATACCATCTAATTTTCGTCTAGCACCCATCAATTCATTCATATCTCTAAACTGATCATGCAATACCATAATTGCTTCATAAGACTTTACCAAATTTTTCAATTTCATTTCTTTAGCCAATGTAATTCTAGCTTCATTGTGATTATTGATATCAGTAAGTTTAGCTATCTTATCAACTATTCTTTGATCTAAATCTACCTTTTCAAGCAATAAACTTTTGAGTTTCATCATTATCCCCTAAGTATGTCGTTGATTACCGCTTCAACCTTTCCATACTTTGTATCACGAACTGAGATATTTTTATCAACGCTTTCATTCATTGGATACATAAAAGCACCGTGCGTGGATGGGTTAGAGACAAAATCAAAAGCAATCAATTCAAAATCATCTTGGACTTCACTCGCACCACTCTCATTCATTGGTTCAACCGAACCCATACCACGCGAACTAATACCTAACCTTATACCACTTTTAAATAATTCTTTTAGTATATTACCGCTTGGTGTTGGCAAAACTTCTACTGTTCCCATTAAGTCATCACCATTCCAATTCATCTCTGTAATATTATGCGATACATTAGCCAAATTAACAACAGAACTCTCTGGATGATCTAACTCACCCATAGCTCTTTTTTGGTTAATAAAGTTTTCAAAATACTTCTTAGCCTCACGCATTAGTATTTCTTTTGGATACACCCTACCATTTTGATTTTTGGTATCTGCTCTTTGCAACACACCTTTAACAACAAGCTTTCCGTTGTTCTCTTTCATAGACTCATTGATTTGGTCTGCCTGTATTTCAAATGGTAAGTAATCTACTATTAATTGTTTCATTATTTATCTCCGAAAAATCTATCGTAGTTTTCTTTTAAAATATGTTTCTTTGGTTTCTTGGATTCTTTTATTGCTCTATACTTAACACCATTGATTACTTTGGTTTCCATTGGTGCAGCAGGTATTGGTTTACTTTCATCATCATCGGATTTCAATACATTCTTAACATGATCATCTAAGTCTGCTAAAGTAACACCAGGAGGATCACTTTCACCATCCATAGAATCTCTAACTGTTTGATCGTCTACTATTTTTTTAAGAGCTTCTTCTGCTTCTTCTTTACTATCAAAATACATTGGAGAAGATCCCATTCCTAATTCTATAGCATATTGAACTTCATCAGTCATATTTCCATCGTCATCAAATTTTGGAGCAGCATGAAATCCCAATACATTATCGGGATCATCATCTTTACCAACCAATCCATGAATCTCACCACCGTGGTTTGCATCTTCTGAACCAACTGTTAGTCCTTTATCCTTTGCAATACCATGCAACTCATCTTCAATTTTTTCATTTTCTTTTTCTGATGCATTTTTTTCGTCATCTCCATATTCTCTATCAAAATCTGCTTGTCTACCAGCATCACGATCATCATCGTAACCAGCACTTGGTATATCGCCAGTATCAGGTTCATCACTAGCATCAAATGCATCTCTATCGAAATCACCACCGCCTAACTTACCACCGTCTTTTTCACTATCATCGCCGCCTTTATCAGCATCTGACATCTTTTGCCAAGCTTGCTTTGCTGGATGATCATCGGGCATAGTCTTAGCAGAACCTGCCTTCATCTCTTTAGACTCACCATCTTTATCCTTATACTTAATCATCTTCTCATCATCTATCTCTAATAGCAATGAGTTAGCCATTTTTTTATAGGATTCTAATATTTTCATTAGTCTTTCTCCATCATAATTTCGGTTCTAAGACTTTCCAATTGTTCTATCCATTGGCCAAGCCTTCTAATCATATAATTCTTATCTACATCTTTTTTCTGTATCTCTACCTGCCATCTTTTCAGCAAAGTCGAAATACTAAAAAGCGTGTCCATATAGGACTTCTTCTTATCTTCAAACGGCATAGTGACTCCAGCTACTGTAACTGCCCTACTTTATTTGCTAGTTTTACTAACCTTTCACTTATTTTGTTCAAAGCTTTATGTGTATTCTTCCAATAGGAACGTGAATCCACTTTTAATTCATTTTTAAGACGAACATTCATCTTAACTAATCTATTCAGTTCATTAAGAGAATCTCTTATTTCTCTCATTGAACGACCAATTTTTTGTTTTGGAGTCATTGACTCATCATTTCTATAATCGTGATACCTACCCTCATTGATAGATTCATTCTTTGGCTTATCCTTCATGCCTTTGGCTATCTTTTCAATAAATGCTGTGACTTCTTTTGGTTGTCTTTTTTCGTGATTTGTTATTTTACCATTAGGTGCGATATGGGCAATTTTTTTGTAATCACCAGCTTTCTCTACATTACGATTCCATAAAGTAATACCATTACCTAAAGAACCCATACCGATATCATAACGACCTATTTTAACTTCTTTAACTACATTGTATCCTGCGGCATTAGCTATCTTTTTCTTTTTCTTCTTATCTTTCTTTCTACCGCCACTAAATGCATATGGAGTCTGATAACCAGGCGTAGCAGATGAAGTGGAAGCTTCTTCCATCTCTTTTTTGATTAATTCACGAACTATCTGTTTGAGCTTAGCTTGATTTGACATTTTTAAGTTCCTTTAAAAGTTCATAGTATCTCATTAAAGTGATTACGTGTTTATCTTCAACGATTCGACCTTTTAATAACTTATGTGACTGTTTGATAGCCTCTTTTAGCTTTATTTTTGTAACTTTGTCATCAATACCCTTTAAAAACGATTGGAGTTGAGTTTTTACCTTTACGGATTCGGATTCGATGAACTCTTTTAGTGAATTTGTGTTAGAAATGTTATTTATATACTCTTTGAGTAAATTTCTCTGTTCTTGGCTCAAATTTTTGTATTTTTTGTTGAATTTTTCGACAAGAACAGTATATGCTAACAATCTCAAGTCTTTTTCTGACTTTTTGTAGCTTTCCATCACAGATTTCTTCTTTTTATCAGCAGAAATCTCTTTATTTGTGATATTTTCTATAATTGTGAACTTACTTTCTGTTTCTATGACGGGATTGGAGTTGGTTTGAGTTTCAAACAGCTTAAAAACAGAAGCATACACCTTATAGTTAGGAATTCTAGCCATAAAGAACTGATTTACATCATATGCTTTACGAATTTCGTTTACTAAATTATATTTTTCTCTTTTTAGAGATTTTCTATTGATTTTTCTGTATGAACTGAGTACAGCATTGATTAAATGATCAGCTTTGCTCTCAGTATTAAATTTTTCAGTAGTTAATATCTTATACAATCCATATTCTTTACCTAATTCTGTTTTAGGCGAAAAATAATTCTTTAAAATGGATACAGCTTTTCCATTTTTGTCATTCATTATATCAACCGTTATCTGTCTCGTAAGTAACTCAAAAAGAATACCAGTATTCTTAATCTTCGAGTGCTTTATTTTTGTATTCATTACCGACTCCAATCGTTTTTAGTATACTCTATATATAAATATACAATAATTTAATTTTTATTAGTATTTAGAGAAGAGACTTCTGTTTTATACTCACTTTCAACCTCACTGCTCTCACTAATTAACTGTTTTTCCTGTGCACTTAGATTTTTTAATAAATTTTCATAGGTGTGTAAAGATTTTGGTGAGTAAGCCATCTTTTTATCATGTGCTCCCAATGGATCTCTACCTCTTACACCACTATCCTTACTATATTTATTAGCTTCTTTAGGCCTTCCAGCGCCTGGCTGTCCACCTTCTTCCGATCCACCCTCATCATCTAACTCATGACCTGTTCTACCCATAGCCATATCCGATGGTGTGCCTTGCGATTGTCCACTTTTTGCTGGATCGTTACCTTCGGCTTCGATTTGTTGCCTTCTAAACTTAGTTTTGTAGTCAAAAACTACCTGTTCATCTATTTCTTTTATCTCATCATCATTAAAATTAAAGACATTTTTGTAAACCCACTCTGAAGATACCAAACCATCTCTTAGCATTGAGTCTGCAAGAGAAGTTTTGTTATTCCATAGTTCAATTTTTTCTTGTTCGTAGATTGTAGATGGATTTGTGAGCTCTAACTCAAAGTTTACAAGCTCTTGATCCCTAAAACCCTGTGCATATAGATGAACAACAGCGATTTTATTCAACTCACTCACTACAATTCTCTGTATTCTTTCAATAGTACGAGCAAACCTAACATCTTCAGCAGCTAAAGTAGCCTTAGAACCCAATCCTTCCTCATATCCTAAGAAAGCCTTTGGAACTCTTAGTGATGCAAGTAGTCTGTTCTTCAAATATTCAATATCATCAACCGCTTCATAAGTCAGACCAGCTAAACTTTCGATATTTGTTCCACTATCCCCACCCCTAACAGGTAAGAAGAAATCTTCTGTAAGGTTTTGTATGTTATATCGTAGGTTGTAATCGCCTGTTTTCTCATCGATAACAGGAGCCTTCTTCATTTTGTTAATTGCCTGTTGCATAAAGTTATCAACTTCAGCAGGTGGTATGTTTCCAATGTCTAATTTAAATACTCTCTTTTCAGGTGCCCTCATTATCCTATGTATCAACATAGCATCTTCCATAAGAGTTAACTGTTTCCATACTTTTCTACCAGCTTCCAACATAGACCTACCATAAGGAACATAATTAGCATCAGATAACAATCTAAAATGAGCTACCTGATAGTTTTCTAATATAATGTGTTCTGTTTTTTGTGCAGTATGTCTATGTGTTTGAGTACCGCTATTAGGTGTAATCTGAAATTGAACTAATTGTGGATTTGTTAAATCATGTCCTTCCAAACGAGCCACATCATAAGCAGATAGAGGAACAACATTTGTTATACCATACTTATCATTGACTTCCAACTTTAAAAAATGATCTCCATATTTAGTCATATTACGAACCCACGGCCATAGATTAAATTCTATATTCAATATATCGTAAAATAAATTATGCAGTATATCATATACCTGATTATTATCTGTTTTAACAGCCAATACATTACCATATTCATTCTTCATAGTTGATTCATCTGAATAAATATCTAATGCAGAAGCAACTATTGAATCTGAATCCATCGATTCGTAGTCTCTGAATAATCCCAACCTTAATTGTTGTGAATACAATTGATCATTATATCCCAACTGTTGCATATTAGAATACAACTTTTGATATCTATCTACTAAATTATTTTTAGCTTTGGATTGCAATTGCCCTGTATCCATTATTTTTAATTTTCTACCACCTACATTACGAACTATTGTATTCGTAGAAAATAATCGTTTTAGTCTTGAAAATAAGTCTTTATCAGCCATAATTTTACCTCTTAGTTAAGTAGCCATTCTAAGTTTTCTTTCTCACCATTAACATCCATTTCCCAACTACTATTTTCATTAGTTGGTGTCTGTGGAAGCATCTGTGATGCAATATTACCTAATGTTTTCTTTTGTAAATCAATACCCTCTTGCCTTAATCTAAGAGCAGTATCTCTTACCCATAAACATATAGCAAAACTCATCACTAAGTCATCATTGTAACCCTGCATAGCTTCGGCTTTATTGTTATTATATATAAATACAAAAAGTTCATCAATTAATCGATTTGAACGAACAATTACCGACTTTTCCCTAAAATATTCCTCTAATTTAGCGATTACCAATGGTCGGGTTTTCATTGTCATAGAAAAACCAGGCACCATATTTCTGTCTTGAACTCTGTATCTATTTGTTAGTTGATTTTCAACATCAACATATTGTAAGTCTTTACTGGTATAAAATAGTCTATCATATCCTCTGTCAATTACCTGTTGAATAGCAGCCCATCCGATATTGTTATTCTCAACAACCAATAGGGCATTGTTGTATTCTGTAGCAGTATTGACTAATAAGTTACCAAAATCTTTTGTGCTAATCTTACCTTTGTATTCAGCAACCTGTTCCATACTTTCGACATCCATAATATGAAATGCAGAGTAATCTGCACTATCCCCTCTGCCAACATCAGCAGAAAGAACATATTCCTTTGTATAGTTTGGCGGTTGCCATACCCAAAAGTTACTATCGATACCACGCTTTTCCAAAGGGTCTTGTGTATGTGTTTGCCTATACTCTTCTAATATAACACCATCAACAACTGTTTGACCAGAAGTAATGAAATCACAATCACATTCTTGAGCAGCTAATGAAGGACCTAACAACTTATCCTGCTCTTTTCTCCATTCGTCATTTCTTTCGGGATGTAAGTTCCAATGTAATCTTATCCAATTCCAATCATTTGTTCCATCTTCAGCACCAACCCAAGTCTTGTGAAACCAATTACCCACTCCATTTGGAGTAGAAAGTGCGATACATTGTCCACCAGTAGATAATGTCTGTGAGGCAGCTGCCCATATCGGTTCAATCTTATCGATAAAAGCAGCCTCATCTAATATCAGTAGAGATAGAGCTTCTGATCTACCACTATCTTCTCCGCTCGATACAGCTTTTATCTGCGAGCCATTATTGTATCTCAGAGATAGTTTATTATCCTCTGTACATTTTTGTTTTAACCAACTCGGTAGATTTGCGTGCATTACTCTTACCTTAGTTACTAAGTTTTTAGCAGTATCTTGTTTGGTGGCAATTACCAATATGTTTTTATCGCTATGAAATGTCATCATCCATAGAGAATACCCAGCAGTTAGTGTTGATAATCCTAACTGACGAGCCTTTAGTATGATATTAAACCTATGATCTTCAAAAGTTTTTAATGATTTCTCCTGATACTCATAAAGATGAAAAGGAACTTTACCCTTCATAGGATGCTGAACCATACAGTACTTCTTCATAAAGTATGCAGGATCTTTAGCACACATAAGGTACTGTTTCTTTATTACTTCTTTTAGTGGAGCAGGTTTCATTATATCTTTCCTAAAATAAATCCAATACCTAACCAAAGATATTGATTCTCATACCATTTTGGTTCAACTAACCTTACCAACTTTTCATTCATTTCGTCACGAGCTTTTAGTAATTTAATTTGAGAATCCTTAGCTTCTAACAATAGTGAATCAACATTTGAAGATTCCTCTAATTTTTCTATCAGAGATTCATAGTCATTAATCAATACTTTTTGTGATGAAATCAAAGAATCAGCCTTTTCAATCTTACCTTCCCATTGAGCATCTCGAGCTTTTATCATCTCTAAAGCTTCAGCTTCTGTAAATGTTGTTTGTGCTAACAAAGGTGTTAGTAATAAAATCCAAATATACCTCATCTTATTTACTCTTTGCAAACTTTCGTAAAAAATCTTCTGCGGATTCAACTTCGTCATTTTCATAAACTTCCTCCATCTTCTTAGTTTTCTTTTTAGAAATGGTAAGTTTTCTCTTCATATTACCTATTTCTCTTTTCGATGCTTTTTTAGCTTTTTCTAATTCTTTTATTTGTTTTTCAACCTTCTTTTCTTCTTTTTTGTTCTCATCAATAACTTTTTTAAGTTTTTGAACTTCTTTGCTCTTTACCTGTTTAGCAGCAAATAATCCACCGATGATACCAAAAAAGGCTAATATAACTTTCCAAACTTTCATTCCTCACTCTCCAACTCTTTAAGGGTTTCTGTAAATTTTTCTAATGCCTCATCCGCCATTAATTGTATTTGAGTAGTGTCTACATCCCATTGTTCTTTCTCTAACTCAGGTGTGTTTACTCCAACATTATTGTACCACTCAGGTGCTTTCATATCTCTCCACTCTTCAATTGCCTGTATCTGTTCTTTTATAAAAGATATTTTATTAGCTCTAATCTTTTTCTTTTCCCAATCTTTATACTTTCCTTCAATACGAAGTTTATTTTCAAATTTAGACTGACAATCAAAGCAATGGTTATAGATATTCCACATTTTATTATCCAATCTTTTCTTCATTACTTTTTTACATTTAGGACAAAAAAGTGGCATTCTAGCTTCTTGCATGAGCTCTGTCATCTTACTGACTTTATCACCTGTTGCTTCTTTCTTCCCTTCGTAACCAACTATTATTCTTTTTTCAGGTGTTTTGCCTGATAGCAAGTCACCCAATACTTTGTTTTGTCTCTCTGTTTCTTTACTATATCCCATAGATTACCTCGTAAACCTTAACATTCCTAATATCTGATTGACAGGTGCAAATGCGCCTGTATACTTATAAACCTTACCCTTAAACATAAATGTAACTCCTTCGCTTGGAATTATCGATTTCAAACCACCTAAAGCATTTAGTCTATCTAATTGAGTTTTTAACATTTGTAATTGAGAAGGATCTTTAGCTTTTCTAACTTTTTCTATAGCCTTACCTAAATCATTCTTTATCTTTTGAACTGCTTTATCTGGATTAGCTGCTATGAAGTCTCTGATATTTCTCAGGACTTCAGCACCTAATTCAAAAAATAAAACTTCCCAATCTCTGATGTGTTGTTTCTGTAGTTTCTGTAAATCTTTTTTATCTGTAGATAGTATCCAATCTAAAAATTTAGGATACTCTTTCAAATCTTTTTTAATCTGAGGTATTTTGTAACTCTTATCTAAAAATGCCCACCTCTTTACCAAGCTCATTAGAATTTTATTATCAGGATTTGGATAATCGGTTTGTTTGGCACCGTTATAAATATACTCTAACCAATATGCTTGATGGTAATCAGCTAATGTATCCTTATCGGATAGCTTGAATTGATTTTGTAATCTACTCAATTTACCTAAAAAGTAACTTTGTCTTTCATCAAAGTTTCTAACCTTCGGTAATTTAGCTACAAAAGGCTGAGTTATACTATATGTTTTTTGTATATTCTGATTTATCTGTTTTATCATACCAGCTAACATTCTTGCACTTTCTCTATCCGATCCAATAGGTGTACCGTTGGCATCGTATTCAATAGTTCCGTGAAACTGTAGTATAGATTTATCATAAGGTATGACATTTGCTGTTTTAGGATAGATAACCTCTAACGACATAAATTTCTTACCTTCAGCAAAAACCTTATCTTTTTGCTTTTTAGTTAAACCACTAATTGCAATTTGTAAATCTATCATAGCAGATGTAAATGCTTTTTCTATATCTCCTCTTCCTGCAAACATATTAGCAATTCCTTTAACATCCAAAGAATTAGCACCAAAGTTTTTAATATGTCCTTTGTTACGAGCAGCGATAAGTTTATTATTCTTCCAACTTATCATTATATTCTGTCCATCTGTTTTTTCCGTAACCGCTCCTTCACTACTAAGATTACCTTGTAATGTATTAATAATTAGTGTTTTAAAATCCCCAAATGTTAAATTTTTATCATCAAAGGGATGATTTAGGTGACCATAAGCTCCACCCATAAGTAACAACTCCTTTTCTTTACTTCTTTGTTTTAATTGACTTTTAGGATTAATTTGTTCTTTTAATTCTACATCATAGGAATCTCCACTAGCACCAGCTGCAAACAATGTTCCAATCACATTATCAATAGCAGCATCAGTTCCCATCCAATTCACTATTTCCCAACCCAATGGTTTTACAACATCTGTCATCCACTTTCTGTATTTGTTAACTGCTTTGGTTGAACCTTTAGCTTGTCCGTGGTCTAAGTAACTCAAAGCTACGGATGTGTAATGTTTTTGTCCTGACTTTCTTCTTTTATGTACATCATCTGCTTTAGCTACATTATCCTCTGGCTTTATCATATCCTCATCCATCATATAGTCTATGACTTTCCAACCTGCATCGGAATACAGAGAATCCAACCATTCTTTTGATACCTTTTTGTAAGCTGCTAACGATTGATAGTAGGTTGAAGGACCATCATCTAAATTTCCAGCAGGGGTGGCAGTAGCTTCCAATAAAAACTCTTCTATTAGATCATCTGATAAAGTGTATGTCTCAAATAACTTTTTAAATTTATTTGTCATCATAGTATACATACTTTTATCAAAATATCCAAATAGTTTTTTAAATAATTTTTTTCTTTCCTTATCATCGATATCAGGATTACCCAACATAGTTCTAGCCTTAGTTCCACTAATATTGCCTGCCTGTGGTGCTGTTAAAATATATCCATGCTTTTCAAAACTTTCCATATTATTTGTATATGGTTTGAAATACTTACCGCCTAATCTACCTGCATCTTTCTCACCAACCACATAAACAACCGCTGTAGTTTCGGGATCGTATTTCTTCAGTATATTCTTTGCTACATATGGTGATTTCTCCATCACTATGTTGCTTTTAGCAACTCCCATTTTCATTATGTGACTTTGCTTTTCCTTAAAGTTCATAGGATGTCGAGGTGGTTGCTGTATATTAGAAGTAGTGATGAAAGCCTCATCAACCCTTTTACTCAACCATTTGTATGTGGCTAAATGTCCTGAATGAAATGGTTGAAACCTACCACCATAAATACCTATAACCTTTGTAATGCGTGAATTTTCCACGATAGAATATACGAAACTTTCCATATACGAGTCAAGACTTTCTTTAACTTTTTTTTCAGTATTGGTTTTTGTAAATGGGCCTCTTCTTAGTGTTTGAAATTTTACAGGCGTTTCCATACCAAATAAATTCTTAGGTGATATAATTCTTAACTTAACCATCTTTGAACTATTATCAATACCCAAAGTTTCAAATTCTATTTCTTTATACTTCTTACCTTTCATAGTGAGATTATGACCTGTAATAAATTTTGATACCTTTCCACCGCTTACAGCATTTGCTTCATTTACTTTTTTGTATCCACTACCATAAGGAACAGAAGTATTACCTTTCTTCTTCATCTTCTTTACCATCTTACGACTTGGTGATGGTAACATACCAGCAGGTGCTCCAAACTCCTCATTTTTCTTTTTGGTTTTCTTCTTCATCTTATTGATGTATGCTCTGTAGACAGCAGCTTGTGAAGCCTTACCCATTTCTCTAGCTCTCTGTTCCATAGCAACAGCGGCTTGTATCTTATGTGCATGAGACTTACCACTGCTTTTTATTTTAGATACGGAAGCCTTTGCATCCTTAACTGTGGCAAACTTTAATCCTTTGATCGTACCCTTTGGATTCTCATCTGTATACAAATCTGAATGTGATTTAGAACCTCTGTGTTGTCCTTTCTTACGAGGTACTCTCGGTGCTTCATTTACTTTCTTTACTATTCTGAACTTTAATGCAGGTCTACCATTGATGAGTAAATCGCCATTATCATTGAAATCAATGGTTTTCACCACCACCTTTTTATTCTTAAATCTACCCATAAGAATAGTATCACCGACTTCTACAGGTATTTTAATATCCTCTGTTAGAAAAGGCTCTGTAAGGTATTTAGTAAGTTTTTTCATATAATCCTAAATGTATTTATTCAATAATAAATATAAGATTTGTGAATTATCCACAATGATAAGTACAAGCAATTAACTTAACAGATCCTGAAACATTACTCCAATCTACATTTTCTGTAGCTTTTGCAACTGTATAGTTATGTAGTAAATCATCATTTTGTTTACATGCGTATCCACCTGAACCAGAAGCAGTTGTTAGGTAATCTCCAATCTCTATGTTTCCATTTTGATTAGAAACTAATATCACACCGTCACCAACTGACGCTATATTATGTTTATATCTCCAATCTATTTCTAATTCACCAATAGTTCCATCATGTCGTTGTCCAATTTTACCCCATGGTAATGCACAGGTGTAGACACCGAAAACTTTTTTATCTTGATGAACGGATGATGAAACTGTCCAATGTATAGGTTGATTAGATTGTTTTTCATCAAAGCTAGAGCTTACCATAGATACTACTGTTCCATTTGGGTATACACTGCCAGATACACTACCGCTTGGAGATGTGTAAATATCTGTAGTATTAGACTCTGTTTTTAATATGTAAGATTCGTGAACACCTGTAAATGCAGCGTAAGTTACAGTTCCGTTGGTATTAGTTATAGCACCTGTAGTACCACCATTACCATCGGAAAATTTTATCAATCCTGTTGTACCAGAGGCATCATCTGCTCCAACTTGAATCTCTATACCAAAACGATCTGCATTGTTGCCATCATTAAAAAATCTAGCCATATAACCTTCATAATTAGCATGTACTGCTAATACACCTTCAGCACCATCACCGCCTGGATTACAACCTATACCCAATACACCTCTTTGTGCATCTACTCGTATCATATTTTCGCCATTTTTAGGTCCGGCTGTAGGATTAGCTTCAGCCGATACACGAAAGTCGTGATTATTTCTCTGTGGATTAAACTGAGCTTCCCCATTGAAAATTACACTACTCTGTCTAATTAATGCACCATGATCAGAATCCGCAGGAGCATTATCCATCGCACCAATTCCCATATATTCTTGTACAGTTCCACCTATAGTAGTACCACGAACAGGACCAATATGATATATGTTGTTATTAGCATACTGCATACCTATACTACAACTCGCATAAGTAGAGCCTGCAGGTATGTATAATTGACTTGTATCATGCATAGCAGTATCGTTAGCAGATATAAATAAAGTTCCGTTTCCTGTGCCGCCAGTACCATCACCATTCCAACCACCAATCATTCCAAAAGGAGCTGGAGCTTTAAGTGGATCTCCTTGCATATATGTTGCTTTCAGATTAAATTGTGCTGTAGGAGCAGGACTACTCAATCCTATGTTTGCTATAGATGATATGGATTGAATTTTGTAATCTAAATTAGATCTTGCAAATTCTATTCTTGTTCCAGCATCTATCTCTAAACAATCTCTGTAAGTTCCACCACCATCTACCTGTCTGGTTGTGGAAAATCCAAAAAAGTAGGGATCATCATTATCACAAGCAAAAAAGTATCCACCAGATAAGATAGTTACAGCATTTGTATCAGATGTTGTACCATTATTACGAACAAAGAACATATCTCCGCCCTTAGTCTCAATTATTATTCTATGACCTGCACCTAATCCACTAGAAGGTGGTGCAGTTCCTGGTGTATTCTGAGATGGTGGTACTATACCTATGATTGGATATACTTGCGTAGTAGCTACTAAGTTATCTAAAGTAACCATCATTCCTCTATCACCACCCAAACTTCCGTCTAAAAAGAGAATCCAACCTGTTTGACTACTACCATTATTAGTAAAAGTTTGAGTAGCTAAATATTGACTTACGTTTGAACTATTTATAACAACATTACGAAATGCAAAATAATCTGCAACTGCAACATCCTCAACCTTTGTAACCCCTCTAAAATTAGCAGAACTGGCAGTTACCTGACCTGATGCTTTTAAATGAAATTGAGATGAACTAATCTCTATGTTTGAATTACTACCGCTTACGAAAGCAGTTGTATCACTTCCTAAAAAGAAATTTTTTGTATTTAATTTTAGATCACTATTGGAATTATCAAAGTCAATAGAAGGAACAGAAAATGTAGTTGTCACACCGCTCGGACTTGTGTTGTATAAAGTTGATACTTCTGTAGAAGATAAAGCATCACTATAAATTCTAAGATCATCTATGTAACCATTATATTGAGTCAGTCCTGCGTTCCTACTGACAATTGTAGATGCATCTGTTGCATAAAAAAGTTGAGTGTGATTGTTACCTATTTGAGTTTCAGTATTATTGAAATTACTGAGACTAAAACCTTCTCCATAAAAACCCACACTAGATCCGTTTATGTAGAGATTGATTTCGTCACCATCTACCGCAGAAACTGCAGCAATGTGTGTCCAAGTATTATTATTTATAGTGCCTGATGAAATACCAAAGTAATCACCTGAGCTACCATTAGTGTAACCACAGAAATATATTTTACGACTCTTAACAAATGTAACAAAACCACGCGTTGCATCAGCTTGAGCAACTAACAATTGTTCGGTACTGGTGTTTGTATTATCTATCCTAGCCCAAAATGAAATACTAAAACCTTCAGGACTTGATGCAGTTCCTGTATTTAATGCAAAGAACTTTACTACAGCAGTATTTTGGTATCCGCTATCAATATTTGCAGCTGTTGTTCCAATTTTTCCAGTCAATGCGAGTATAGAAGCACCTGCACCAGTTACGCTTTTAGTCAAACCAGTAGCATTAGAACCTTGATTTGGAACAGGACTGCTAATTGTAGTACTGTTGTAATCAAATGGAAAATAACTATACAAATTACCTGTTCCTATTGAAGCATTTACTATATCATTATAAGATGTTACAGAACTTGAAGTTTCAGTTCTACCAACCTTTAAATCACCATTAGGAGATAAATGAAAGCGTGATGAACTTATTTCTATATTTGAGTTACTGCCACTTACAAAGTTTTGATTTAAGTCACCGAGTAAAAATGTAGGAGCTTCTAATTTAATATTTGAACCTGATAAGAAAGCAACTTCACTCATTAATCCAAAACCATCAAAATTTTCAGGTACGTTACGAGTTCCAGCCACACCCTTTAAATCTCCTAAACGAGCCTTCAACTGAACATCATACACTCCACTACCTGTTCTTTCAATAATATCAATGTACGGTGTTGCTTGATTATTTGGATTTGCATTTAATCTTATATAGCCAGTTCCTATCTTACCTGATGATACTAATACCTGACCAGGTTCGTAGTCTTGAGCAGTTCCTACTGGATCTCCAATTGAAGAACTATTTTCACTAGCTGCAGCTGATATACTTCTTGTTACATAAATCCTTCCATAAACTTCCTCTTTACTTAAATCTCCATCCAAAGAAGCACTATCCACCCTAATATATTCAGTATTGAATCCTGTATTTGTTACTTTTTTAGCAACCA